TCCGCGGCGAGCTCGCCTCGCAACTGGCCGTCGAACTCGACCGCGCCATCATCAACGGCGCCGGCACCGGCTCGGAACCACTCGGCATCCTCGCCGCGACCACGGTCGGCACCACGACCGCGGGCAGTAACGGCGGGGCGCCGACCTGGCAGCACATGGTCGACCTCGAGACGCTGGTGGCGAACAACAACGCCGACCGCGGCTCGCTGGCCTACTTCGTCAACAGCAAGGTCCGCGGCAAGCTGAAGACGGTCACCAAGAGCACCTCGGCCACCGTCGGCTTCATCTGGGACAACACCGAGACGCCGGTCAACGGCTACCGCACCTTCGTCACCAACCAGGTGCCGTCGACGCTGACCAAGGGCACCTCGTCGTCGATCTGCTCGGCAGCGCTGTTCGGCGCCTGGCAGGACGTGGTGCTCGGCCAGTGGGGCGGCGGCATCGACCTCCAGGTCGACCCGTTCACCGGCTCCAACGCCGGCACCATGCGCGTCGTCGCGCTGACCGACGTCGACGTGCTGATCCGCCGGCCGGGGTCGTTCGCCTACATCAAGGATCTGCTCACCACCTGAGCAGCCACCTGATGCCATGAACTCGGGGCCGCCGACGGGCGGTCCCGCTTCCAACTACGACAAGAGCGCAAAGCACATGACCTGGTCACTGGAAACCAGCGACGGCAACGAGAGCAGAAAGGTCCGCTTCGAGATCCTGCCCTACGTCCGCGGACGCGGCCTCGACCTCGGCTGCGGGCCGTGGAAGGCCTACGAGCACATGATCGGCGTCGACGCCGCGGCCTACCCGGGCGGCAACGGCGCGAACCTGGTGTGCGACGTCACCAAGCTTGAGATGTTCGCCGACGCGAGCATGGACTTCGTCTACAGCTCGCACACGCTGGAAGACCAGGAGGACACGCTCGCCACGCTGCGGGAATGGTGGCGCGTGATCAAGCCGGGCGGCTACCTGATCCTCTACCTGCCGCACCGCGACTTCTATCCGAACATCGGCCAGCCCGGCGCCAACCCGGCGCACAAGCACGACTTCGTCCCGGCCGACATCCTCACCGCGATGCGCGCGCTCGGCGGCGACTGGGACTGCGAGATCAGCCAGGAACGCGGCGGCGGCAACGAGTACTCTTTCCTGCAGATCTACCGCAAGCTCGCCGACGGGCAAGGCCCGCGTGAGACGTGGTCGCAGCCACGGCCCGAGAAGATGGCCGCCGTGGTCCGCTACGGCGCCTTCGGCGACGCGCTGTGGGCCTCGTCGATCCTGCCGGCGCTCAAGGCCGAGGGCTACCACATCACCCTCTACACCCAGGAGCAGGGCGAGCAGGTGCTGCGGCACGATCCGCACGTCGACCGCATCATCGTGCACAGCGAGTACCTGACGCCGTCGCACGACCTGATTCCGTACTGGCTGCACGAGAAGCCCAAGTACGACCGCTGGATCAACCTGGTGCAGTCGGTCGAGGCGCGACTCCTGCCGGCCATGCACGACGTCGCCTTTCACTGGCCGGACGAGCTGCGCCGCGCGCGCATGAATGAGAACTACCTGCAATCGGTGCACGAGTGGGCCGGCGTCGACGGCGAGCGTCGCCAGCGCTTCTACCCGACCGCCGAAGAGCTCGCGTGGGCGCGCGCCAAGCGGGCCGAGTTCGCCGGCGACGTGGTCGTGCTCAACCCGCAGGGGTCGACCTGGCCGAAGTGGTGGCCGTACACCGAGGCCTTCGCGCTGATGCTGGCCGAGCGCGGCATCCATTGCGTCGTCCTCGGCGACTACCGCGGCGAGCCGCCGAAGCTGCCGGACGCTTGGGGGCACTTCATCGGCCGCGACTGGACGATCCGCCAGGCGATGACCTTCGCCGCGCTGGCGGACGTTGTCGTCGGCGAGGAGTCGGCACTGGTCAACGCGGTCGCCTACGAGGCGCCGCTGAAGATCGTGCTGCTGTCGCACTCGACCGCAGAGAACCTGACCCGTGACTGGCCGAACACGGTCAGCGTCGAGCCGCAGGGCCTGCCGTGCTACCCGTGCCACCGGCTGCACGCCTCCAGCCATTTCTGCACGCTGGAGAAGAACACCCAGGCGGCCGGCTGCCAGGCGATCGCCACGCCGGGCAAGATCCTCGAGGTCGTCGACGAGTACCTGCGTTGGCGGAAGGCGGCCTAGATGGCGTTCACCGAAGACCTGACGCCGTTCTTCGACACCGCCGTCTTCGGCGAGTCGGTGACGCTCACCATCGGCACGTCGCCGGCGACGGTGGCGGTGATCTTCGACGCCGAGTACATCGACCCGCTCGGCGACTTTGAGGGCCGGCGCCCGACCGCCTGGGTGCCGGTCTCGGTCTCGACCGGCGTCGCCCAGGGTGACACGCTGACGCGCGGCGGCACCACCTACACCATCGTCGAAGTGCGCCCAGACGGGCCCGGCGTGGTCAACGAGCTGCGACTGCGGAGCTGAGATGGCGAACCACGTCCGCCGGCAGATCCGCGAGGCCGTCGCCGCGCGGCTCACCGGGCTTACCACCACCGGCGCTCGCGTCTACGTCAACAACGTCGATCCGCTGGCGATCGGCGAGCTGCCGGCGCTCACTATCCGCAACGGGTCGGAGCAGATCGAGCGCCGATCAATCGGGTCGCCCAATCCCTACATCAGCCGGGTGCAGACGCTGATCGTGACCGCCAACGCCCGGGCCGCGACCGCGGTCTGGGACACGCTCGACCAGATTGCCAAGGAGGTCGAAGTGGCGATGCTCGGCACGCTGGATGCGCTCACGCTTGGCGGCCTGGCACTCGACACCATGCTGGTGGCGCTCGACGACCCGCGCATCAGCGGCGAGGGCGATCGGCTGGTGGCAACGATGGACATGCAGTTCCAGATCATGGTCAACGCACGGGAAGGCATCCCGGACGCGGTGATCTGACAACGATAAAGCCCAACGAGTCGCGGACGCGCGCGCTACTGACAGGAGACGGCCATGCCTCTCGGAGTAACCAATCGGGTCGCGCTGCGGCTCAAGCCGGAAGCCACGTTCGGCACCACGCCGAGCACTGGCAACCACTACCTGCTGCGCGTCACGTCGGAGACGCTCAAGTACGCGCTGCAGACCACGCAATCGCAGGAGCTGCGCTCCGACCGGCAGATCACCGACCTGCCCGTGGTCGGCGCCGGCGCCGACGGCGACATCGGCTTCGAGTTCAGCTATGGCGAGTTCGACTCGCTGCTGGCATCGTCGCTGCAGGGCGTCTGGGCGGCCAGCGGCACCAACGGCGCCTCCACCGGCACCGTCGTCACGACCACCACGTCGCTCGTGATCACCGGCGCCGGCTCGCCGTTCTCGACCGGCGTCGCCAGCGGGCAGTGGGTCCGGCTCGCCAACAATGCCTCGACCGCCAACAATGGCTGGTGGCAAGTGACCAGCGTCACCAACGCGACCACGCTGGCATTCAGCGGCGGCCTGACGGCCGGCACCACGACCGGCACCGGCGTCGTGCAGGCCGCGCGCGTGACCAACGGCACCTCGCAATCCTCGTTTTCGATCGAGCGCCAGAATGCCGACCTGACGCTTTACACGCTGTTCCGAGGCATGACGCCGTCGCGGCTGTCGCTCAACCTCACTCCCGGGCAGATCCTGACCGGCTCAGTGTCGTTCATGGGCAAGGACGCGCAGGCAACGGTCAGCACCTCTGGTATGCCGGGCACGTCGGTCGCCAGCGCGACCAACGGCGTCTACAACTCCGTCTCGAACGTCTTCAACATCCTCGAGGGCGGCGCCGCGATGTCGAACACTTACGTTCGCTCGCTGCAGATCAATGTCGACAACAACCTGCGCGGGCAGACGGGTATCGGCACGCTCGGCTATGTCGGCATCGGCGCCGGCCAATCGGTGATCACCGGATCGATGGAGCTGTATTTCGCCGACGCGACCTACCTCAACAAGTTCCTGAACAACACCGCTTCGAGCCTTTCCGTGCGCGTCTCGCAGACGTCGACCGGCATCGGCTACGTGCTGACGTTCCCGAACATCAAGTACTCGGACGGCGGCACGCCGACTCCCGGCGCGAACCAGGACGTCACGCTTTCACTGCCGTTCCAGGCATTGAGGGACACCACCACCGGATCGCAGATCCTGCTCGACCGCGGCGGCGACGCCGTCACGGCCTGGGCGAGCTGATCCTGTCGGGTAGGCCGGTGGACGCATCGGCCCGTTCGCTTTACCGGCCCCGCCGACGGGCGGTGTGCCGCTTTTTCTAAGCGAGGACACAAGTGGACATCCGAAAGCATTTCGGCACGAACCAGAAGGCCGAAGAGGCCGGAACGTGGGTCGACATTGGCCAGGGCGCGCGGATTCGCGTAGCGCGGAACACGAACACGCGCTATCGCGAAAAGCTTCGCGACATCCTGCGGCCGTACCGCGGCGCGATCTCGGCGAACGCTCTTGACGACAAGACGTCGCACGCGCTGCTGGCCAAGGCGTTCGCGGGCACCGTGCTGCTCGACTGGCAGGGCATCGAGGAGGACGGCAAGCCGCTGGCGTACACGATCGAGGACGCCGAGCGGCTGCTGCGGGATGCGCCCGAGTTCTATCGCAGCGTCGAGAGTTTCGCGAGCGATGTCGGATTGTTCCGTGACCAGAGTGAAAGCGCCGAGCAAAAAAACTGATCGACCGGCTCCAGTGGGAGATGCGCTGGGGCCGGGAGAAGGATCGCGACTTCCTGCGGACGCTTCCGCCGGACGCGCCGGCGCTTGTCGGGATGCCGGAATTGTGGGCGGACTGCGAGCTGTACATGGAGGCTTTCCGCGACCTCGCGCTCGCCCGGCCGCTCGGAATGGGCGCGATCGGATTCATCCCGGTGAGCGAGGTCATCGCCTGGGGCATGGTCGCCGGCGTCAAGGATCTCGAGACACTGTGGCGGCACGTCCACGCGCTCGACGTGGTCTACGTGGCCGACTTCACTGAGCAGCAGGCGAAGAATGCGGATCGAGCTGCGAAGCAACGCTAAGGCGATCGCAGATCGCGTGGCGCTTGATTCGGACGAGTTCCGCACCGCGACCATGCGCTCGCTCAATCGCGCGGCGGATGGACTGCGGACGGATGCGAGCCGGGAGATCCGCAAGGAGTACCAAATCAAGGCGAAAGACCTAACGCCTGCCTTCGCGACGAAGAAGGCCAGCAAGGCGGATCTGGTAGCCGTTGTCTCGGCATCAGGGCGGCCTCTGGCGCTTTACGCCTTCGGGGCGCGGCAAGTGAAATCCGGCGTTAGCGTGGCAGTGCGAAAGGGAACGCGAAAGGTGTTGCGGCGCGCGTTCATTGCGCGAATGCCAAGCGGTCACATCGGCGTCTTCATGCGCGACGGGTCAAAGCGGCTTCCGATCAGTGAGAAATACACCGTGTCCATTCCAGGCATGTTCGGCGCCAAGGCGGTCGCGGAAGCTCTCCAGGGACTTGTCGCTGATCGGTTTGAAAAGGCAATGCAGCAGAACGTGGCGTACCTGACGCGGAGATAGACGGCGATGGCCGATAGAACCGTTCGCTACACGCTGGCCGCCGACGATGCGTTCTCCGGCGCTTTCGCGAAGCTGCGCGCCGAGATGGGCATGTCTG